CACGTCTCGAGATGAGAGCCGGCCTTGCAGGTGGTGAATGATCTGCCCGTGTCCAAGGTAGACGGCTGCGTGATTGGGGACGCTCGATCCGATCTGCATCAGCAGGCAATCGCCGGAGGTCAACTGGGTCGGGTCAATGACAATAAATCCTGCATTTTCAAAGTTGTCGAGGTAGAGGTTGTCGCCGCGAAGCCACCATTCATCAAACCGTGGGAAGTCGGGGAGAAAGATCTCTAGTTCATCCCGGTACCAGTCCCGGATCAGCGAGTAGCAGTCAAGCACCCCGTGGCACCACTGCCTGCCGACAATCGGCGCCTTGTATCCAGATGGGGTAAGTACCTGCCAATCTTCGGTTGGTAGGCTCACGATGTGCCACGGCAGACCGGTCGCCTCACATGCCACTTGGTCAGCTTGACTTGGGGTTGCCGGCAAGTTCGGGTGACTATGGACAACGGTTGTGATCTCGCCTTGGTGGTCTGCAGCCGCGTAATCAATCGGATCGATGACGAACTGATCGCTTCCAATCGCGAGGTTTTTACATGGCCAGTAACGCTCTTTGCCGTGGCAGATAAGCACCAACCCACATGATTCATGGGGAAAGCACGTCCTTGCGTGCTCAAGTGCAGCACGTCTGGTGTGGTCTTGCATGCTGTCGTTGTTACCGAATCAGGCTGGCAGCTGGAAATCCGCCGTAGGGCAGTTCGGCGAACTGACCGAATCGTCGCTGGCAGGATGAGAGTCGCTTACCACAAACGTCTTGTGAGGCAGATTTCACGGGTTGGTCGTTGCCATCGAACATGCCTTTACCTGTGTAACCACACTCTGGTCCGCGGTAGCGCCACGGGCAGACGTTTTGAACAATTTGACGACGAGGCAGCATCACGCCTTCCAAATCAAAAGATGCTGCCAGTTCAAACTCGATGGCTTCAACCGTTTCGCGCGACTTGCGATCGATGTAGAAGACATCATCGGCAAATGCGGCGGTTGGGTCTGCGCTCGGGTTTTGGCTGTTGGGAAAGTTTGCGGCATCAAGGTATTTGGCAAGCGTTCGCTTTCGGGTGATGCGAGCACCGACTAAGTCCTGGTAGGACAACATGAGTGCGGTGATACTGCCAGTCAAGTTCGCCACGCGAAGCCGGGGTCTTGGGCTTTGGCCGTTACCGTTCATTTCGAACCCCTCAACTTCAATGGGGAACGGGTCGTAGATATTGCCTTGCCAGATGATCTTCTTGGCTAGTCCGTTGGTCCCTGCGTGAAAGCGCACGGGGCCCTCGCCAAAGAGCGAGAGGTCAAGCTCGAAAAGTTCCATGACAGCACTTGGCGATACCTGCTGAATGTCTTGACGGATACTGTTGTGGCTCATGGGTCAAATACTTGGCGGAAATCGGCTCGCACGGTCTCTAGGTCGGGCTCTTCAATTGATCTGGACCAGTCATCACAGACAAACTTGCCTTGCGTTCCTGCTGGAGATGTCCATTCGAAAGGCTCAACCGAACCTCGGGCTGCGCAAAAACGCATCGATCTCGCTCGCCTCAATCGTGGATAAGCCTCGAAATTCCAAGCCCCAGCATTCAGGCTGGGTATTCAACCCAAAGCGCAGTCGCTGCTCGTAGCCATCACCAAAGGCCACACGGCGAACCGATGGACGCATGGACAGGTTGGCGCCCACCGATGGTGTCCAGACAAATGCCGCCATTTATGCGAACTTCCTCGCATCCAGCAAGCCGCCTGCGCGCCGCTGGTTCAAGAGCTCCTGGCGAACGGCACTGGCAATTGCTTTGCCAAGGTCTCGCCCAGTCGCGTGTGGTCCAGCTGTCGATGTCCCGCTGTCACTGACTTGAACGGTGATGTTGAACGTGTCTGAAGTACCCGATGCGCCGTCAATCGTAACGGGGATCGTTCTGCCATCTGGCAGTGGCACAAATGCCTCTGGCCGTGACCCTTCGCCAAAGATGGCAAGCTGAGGTGTATTGGCGATGCCACCAGCGGCATACTTGCGCAAAGGCACTGATCCAGCCGCTGTCATGATCCCGCCGTTAGCCATCATGGTTGCCCCGGCACTAGCGGTGCCTGATGAGACCGCGGATCCAAAGGCGCTACCCAGTGCATTTGCAATCGGGCCAACGATAGCGCTACGGATAGTGATGCGAATCAGGTCATCGATGATTGAGCTAGCCAGGTCCTTAAAGCTCAGTTTTCCAGTTTTCACGAAGCCCGTGATGGCATCGGTCATGCCGTCAAAGGCTCGACGGGTCGCATTTTCAATTTGTTTGCCTACTTGAAGCGATTCGTCTGCAATATCCTTCAGGCCTTTGGCAAGTCCTGCAGATGGATCACAGAGTTCGCGAGCCCTTTGGCTTAATTGTTGAGCACCGAGTGCCGCACGATTGGCTGCTTGTTCGATATTCAGAAACGCATCAGCCAGTTTTTGGTTTCCAGGGGTGCTCTGTGCAATCTCTTTGGCCTGTGCAGCAAGCATTGCCAACTGTTCTGCGCTTCGCGTGCGAGCAGCAGCGAGTTGGTCTAGTGACTCGATTTCCGAGATGGCGCGTGTTTCTCGTTGAGTTTTGATTTGCTCTTCAATGGCGGCTAGCTCAATCTGGGCGCGCTGTGCTTGCGCCTGCAAGTCAGTCAACATCAGTTGTGGCATCTGAAGCGATCGTTCTGTTGCCGCTTGTTGCACCTGTCGTTCGGTTTGCTGCCGTTTGTGTGCAATTTCGTTCAAACGTTCCTGCAGTTTGATGCGATCCCGGGTGTTTGCCCTTCGACCTGAAGATTCTTTCGAACAATGTTCTCTTGCTCAGCATAGATGGCACGAATCTTTTCCAGAAACTGGCTCTCGGCGCCTAGTCGCTGCTGGTTGGCCTCTTTGATGCTGAGGTAACCTGCACCGAAATGGAGGTCGATCGAACGTTGGCGCTCGCGTAATACAGCATNCTCTTGCTCAATCTGACGCTGTAAGGCTTTGAGGTGGCTCTCGAGGTCAGCGATGGCATTGCCAGCATTGGTGGTGGTGGCGGAGTTGTAGTTCAGTGTGTTCGGTGCAGTCTGAGGGTGAGGCCCCACGAACCTCGCTTCAAAAGCGGCTGCAGCGCGAACCTCGGCAAACCGCTTTTTCACGCTGTCAGCCAGTAGCGGCATCTCCCAGAGATCAACGTAGTTCTGGTTGGCTGCTTCTACGATTCGGTTACGTTCTTCAAGAGCCGACGCGAGTGAAGTTCGATTTTCGTCGAAGATCAGGCCTGCAACGCCGCCGCGTCCCAAGAAACTGCCAGCTAACTCAATGTCCGCATAGACCGCTTTAAAGCTGCCAAGTACCGCTCGGATTCCTTGCAGCACGGCGCGTAACGAATCGACCAACACCGCGAGCGCATACGCCGCTGCCTCGGCCCAATCCCTGATCTTGCCCTCCCGAGCGAGCTGGTTAATCGCCGTAGCCATGTCCTCAGTGCCACCGACGATTTGGGCAAATGACTTGGCCAACTCATCGAGTGTTGGAATCGTAGAGGTCACAAAGGTCTGAATGGCGAAATCCGACTGAGCCTGCAGTCGGCTAAACGCCTTTGATGCACCATCGGCAGCTTGCACCTGTTCGCGGGTAAGTGATATCGCCAGTGATTGGTTTTCGGCCAAATCCTTCAAAAACGATAGGGCTGAAGCACCTGATCGGCCAAAGAGATCCATTGCGATTGCGGTCTTCCCGGCGCCATCCTTAAAGTCAGCAAGCTTTAGCGCAATCTCGTTAAGAATTTCTGCAGGATCGCGAAGGCTGCCGCTTGCGTCTTTGACCCTCACACCCAAAGCTTTCAAGGCTTGTGAAGCGGCTGCCGTCTCTTGGTCGAAATCAGCCATACCTTGGGACAGTCGAGCCAAGGTGTCGGCCACCGTCTGCATAGAGGTGCCCGAGATTGTCGCAATCGGGGCAAACCGTGACAAGGATTCGACACTGGCACCGGTTTGCTCGGAAAGGCCTTGCAGGGCGGAAGCCGCATCGACTGCTGAAGTGACCAAGCCACCAAGGGCCGTGACCGCCTTGCCAATTGCCGCTACAGCGGCAACCCCGATTGCTGCAGCAAATCCACCTTTAGCAAGATTCGCTACCTTTTCGAGAGATGCGGACATCTCTTGAGCCCGCTTGCTTACCTCTTTGGCGCTTTTGCCGAGATCGGACCGAAATTCGGCTGTCTCGGCAGCAAGTTTGACAACCAGAGACCCTAGGTCAGCCATGTTTGATTACCCGGTGGGTAAAGAGTGCTTTGAATTTGGCAATGTTTTGACTCGCACTGTCGGAACAGTCGGGTTGCGTCTTCGGGTTCGTATAGCAAAACGGCATGAAATCTTCAGGTGTAAAAGGCGGGGCCTGAGTCGTCCGATGTGCGTTGGCAAAGGTCGCCGCAACTATCGCGCTACGAAGGTCAGATCGGAAGTCCCCAAACGGCTCAAGTTGGTAGAATGCCATCCATTCGGTGAGCTCATCTGAGCCCATGCGGCTTAGCAACTCTCGAACTGTCATGCCCAGAGCCAGTGCCAGTCGAAAGGGAAACCGCCGCGTTGCGTTGGCAGCTAGGGCTTTTTTGCGGTGTCGACCTCATCAGCACCAATACCGTTTAGGCGTTGTGCAACGGAAAACAGTTTGTCCAATGCTTTGGCGCTTTTCTTACCCAGTGTGGCGATTTCGCTGTCAACAAACAGTCGCTTGCCGTGGGCATCACACAGCGTCAAAGCCACCAAGCGTGCCCGCACATTCTCCATGCGCCCTTCTTTACCAATCAGATGGGCTTCGAAGGCGTCGCGGTCTGCACCGGTCATGGTGCGTATCAGGACTTCGCCTCCCCATTCAGGGACGTTGACCCGTTCCATGGGTAGGTCGTTAGCCGACATAATGGCGTCTTTATTTAGTAGTTCCATCTTTTATCCTTCAGTGATATCGCCATCAATTTCGATCGTGACCGATGCTTCAAGCACGGCGTCAACGCCGCCCTGAACACTAAACTGCGTCACGTAACCGCAGAATGTCCATTGCGTCGGATCCTGATCAGTGAATGTGACACGAAACGATTGGCGCGTCCGATTGGCTCGATCATTTCGCAGTCCCTGATGCACGGAATTGTCGGGATCAAAGTGAAGCGTGAGGGACAGGGAGCCTTCATCACGTAACCCAACGCGCTTTTCTTTGGCGGTTGACGACAGGTTGGTGACATCGATCACGGAGGCTTGGCCGCCGGGTCCTTGAAAGGACACAACATTCGGGATTGTTTCAAAGGTTGAACTACCCATGCGGCCAATGGTGATGCCTTGGGCAGTTATTGCAGTGCTTGTCATGCGCTTTAGACTCCAAGAGATAGGCAGAGTTTTCCTCGCCTGATTCATTCGTAATAGGTGTAATCAGCTGAGATCCGAAAGGCCTGAGACTGGGGATCGAACTCGTTGGTATTGACGTGAACATTGCAAAGTCCGGTCATGGATCTGACAAGCAGGTCCATGACCTGTGACTGAATGCTGGACGCCTGCTCAAGCGCCCGAGCCCAGACGTCCACTTGCACGCGTGTTCGTTTCAAGTCATGTGGACCATTCATGCCCATTATGTGTTCCTGGGCTACAGGGATATAGACGATAAAGGGCATGGCACTGTGATGCGGTGCTACGAGGGCAAAGACCCGCCCATCGGCTAAATGAGCAATCGCGTTATGGAGCGCTGGGGTCATTTCTTCCTCGGTGATCTGGCAAGACGTGTTGCTTCTTGCTTGATGCGTTCTGCGAGTTTGTCCTTGATGGCCGTGACCGCCTGAACGCGTTTCGATTCGAGTGCCGGCCGAAGAAATGGTCGTGCCGCCATCTTGACGGTGCCAAACTCGATGAAATGCCAGTACCAGGCGTCCTGCGACAAGTTCTTCTTTTTGCCCTGGTTGCGGTACTTCTTCCCCCGCCGAACGGTAACGGCAAATGCTTGCCGATGCCGACCAGACTGCTCACGCAGGTGTTTCATGATGATCGCTCGCCGCAAAGTGCCAGGTTTAGGCTGACCTTGGCGAGGAAGCGTTTTTGCCACTGGTGCCCGCCGTCGGGCTTCGGTCCGAATGACTTTGGCCCCGGCGTAAACCGCAGCACGCAGTCCGTTTTTGGCAACGCGATCGGGCAGATCATTTAAGGCTTTGGTTAGCTCGCGCAAACCCTCAATCCGAATTCGGTTGTTCATGAGTGGTTATTTCAGTTGCATAAATTGTCATCATCACGTTTCGGTTGCCTTCATTGATAATGCCCGTGACACGAAAGGCGCGACTTCCATAGACCACGCGCAGGGCAGAGGCAGCAGTCGGGTTGGCCAGCCGCTTGTGAAACCGGGTGGTGATTAAATGAGTCACCTCGGTAGTCAGACGGTTCGCGATCATTGAGTCGCGCGCATTAATCGGTTCGAGACTCGCCCAGACCGTGGCTCTATCAATCCAGAGTTGCAATGGAGCGCCGAGTTCGTCACGCTGCCAGCTTGCTTCTTGGATAGTTATTCGGCACGAAAGTGTGCCCGCGGCTAATTGGTTCATAGTGTCACTATCCGAAAGGGATCGAGTAAACGATCAACAAATGGCAACGGATCAAGCCTGCCCTTGGCCAGATAGGCAATCTCTTCGCGGTGTGTGTAAAGAGCACCAAGTCGAAGCTTGATCCAACTCTTGATGCCATCGGGGACCATCGATGGACTGCCGTAGCCCGCCGTCAGAGTAATGACAACCGAAGCTTGTTCGGGCAACGTCATTGGCCAGGTGGTACCGAATGCTGGCGCAAGGCGTGCGGGCTCCCTGGTCGGGTGCAAGACGTAGTCGGTTGGTGGCATGGCTCGCCATTGACCGTCAATTGCCAGGTAGTCGACACCGCCGATGCGCTGCACAGGGCACTTGGCAAGCCAAATCGGCTGGCCTTCACCAGAACCTCGCCCGGGAAACCGATCCAGCACGAAACGCCATTGGGCGGTGACCAATTGGCGCCCCGTGAGCGATTCAGCCGCTTCGCGTGCCGCGACGATTAAGGACCGGATGAGGTCGTCATCTTCATCGTGGTCCACCCGAAGATGGTGCTTGGCCTCGAGCAAAGACACAGGCTCCGTCTCAGGTGGGGTCATCAATTGCCAGGACATNTAGAGGTCGCTACNGNATTTCGGACACAGTTGGCTGGTTGAACTCGTGCGCTGGCAGCTTTCGNGGACTGATGCCCAAAATCTGAGCTGCGACAAAGCTTGCGGCAACGGCAGTCGTCAGAGACAGGCGCACGTAGCCATAGCCATTCGGAATGTCCAGATCTTCGGCACGCACGTCAATCAGAGCCTCATGCCCAGAACCTTCTTCAGCCTGTGCAATTGGGGTAATCGCCTTATCTGTAACGTCTTTGGCACCGGCACCACTGGCGTCAGTTGCCTGCTGCAACTTGGCATTCAGCGTGGCGTTTGTGCCCATCGTCCCTGTTTGAATGGTGGCCAGCAGTGCATGGAATAGGGCCACCGAAATCCAGCCAGTGGTCACAGTGCCAGGAGCTTGGTTCGATGGAGCAATGGCAGCGAGGATGGCGAGTTGCTCGCTACCTAACGTATTTGGAAGCATGTGTGAGTTCTCCAGAGAGGTTTGACGTTCGCGTCTTGAGAGGCGCGCGCCTATCGGGCACCGAGCTGGATGTAGGGCGACATCGTGGCATTACCCTTGGCCGGTGCAATGGCTGAGGAAATTTTGGACTGACCGTCCATGCGGAACGTGGTGCGAAATGCCGTCATATCCGAATCGAAGTAAAGATGCATCGACGTTGCTGTTTGCACACCTGCAGATTTGGTGATGGTCTGGTAGTAGGACAAGTCCACCAGCAGCACATCGCCTTGGCTTGAGAAGCTGTTGGCATGCTGTGACACGAACACCGGCCGTCCAAGCAAGGTACCGTAGGGTGACACCTGAATGCCGCCCACGGACAATCCATTTGGCAAATAGATCGGGTAACTACCCAAGGTCAAGGTGAACAGCGCTGGCAGCACATCATTGTTCACGATCCAGACCGAACGGGTGAAGCTGCCCGGCGGCAGGCGTGAAATCATCTTGGCAAGGTTTTGCGGCATGAGCGTCTGGGTAGCCTGACCAGACTCTTTGGTCACGGTAACCGTTGCACCCGCCTGCAGCGCTCCGATTGGCACGCCGTGGCCTGCACCATACAGAATCGATTCGTTGGTTTTCCAGCGAATCGACTCGGCAACCTTTTCGGGCAAATAGCTGGTCAGTGCGCTGGTGTCTTCCAAGAGTTCGTCGGTAGTCGGCACCAACGCCATGAGTTTTTTCAGGCGTAGGGTAGAAAGGCCGAGAACCGGCTTGGTGGGCATAACGGATCCTGCTTCACCTTGCCAGTAGGCGCGAATGCCATTAGTGCCCCAAGGCGTCGTGTCATCGCGTGGGAATGCCATGCTATTGCCAGTGACCTCAACGTTGTCGGTCATCGGNAAAAGCGAGTCTTCTGCCAGTGACAGGCGGAAGATCTCTTGCGAAAACTGCGGGGGCACCAAAAAACCACCGTCCTGCCCAACGGCTTCGTTGGCGTACGAGTTCGGTGCGGCTGCCTGTCGACTGCCACCAACGAGAAGCCGCTGGTCAGGGTGTTGTCCGGGTTTCTCGGCGCGGTAAACAGCTTGCATGAACTCGCCAACGGTGCGAAATCCGTGCATCGGATCAGCCTCGCGGTTGTCAGTGACGGTCACGTGACCAGCTGCGGTATCCACCNTATTTAGACCAATCGCTGCNTCTTCGGCGATCAAGGTTGTCTCGCGATCAATCGCCTTCGAGGTGGTCTCAATTCGTTGGCGCAAGGCCTCGAAGGCGTTGGACTCCTCTTCCGTCATGTCGCGATTGTCTTCACTGATGCGATCAGTCAAGTCCCGAGCCTCCTTGACNAGGTTGGCTCTTTGGGCTTGCAGTTCACGCAGTTTTTTACTCATTGGGGAAACTCCAGAAAAAGAAAAGCCACCCGCAGGTGGCTAGATTGCATACATGGGTTGAAATGTTGCGCGGTCTACAGGAGCGCCAGTGCTTGTCGTGCTTTTGACAGGCGGCTGCTTGATGCTTTGTTCGATGCTCGCCCATTGCGTTGCATTTTGCGCAAAACGTCATCAAAGGTGGCAATGTCGTCGACCATGGCCAGCGACTTGGCTGCGTCGGCCCCAAGCACCCTGCCTTGGCCCATGCCACTGCGTACTTGTGAGATGGGAACATTTCGCCCGCGTGCAACAGCCTTCGTGAAAGCCTGATAGTAGTCATCGACACGTGATTGCATGAAGGCATGAGCCTCAGGGTCGAGGGGTTCGTAGGGATTTGCCTCCACCTTGTATTGACCAGCCGAGACCAGTGTTGCCTTTACGCCATCGCTTGCCATGGCTTGGGAATAATCGAAATGCGCTTGCCACACCCCAATCGAACCAACCTCGCCACCGGGCGTGACATAAAACTCGCTGGCTGCGCTGCCTAGCCAATACGCTGCTGAAGCGGCCAGTGAGTTAGCAATCGCAACAACTGGCTTTGTCTCGCGGGCTGCTCGTATCTCATCCGCAAGCTCATTGACTCCGTAGACGCTGCCGCCTGGGCTGTCGATATCGATGAGGATTTGACCCACGGAGTCGTCTGCCAACAGTTCCCGAAGTCCAGCCGCGAACTGTTGTGTGCTTGTGCAACCGGAGCCAGACACCTCCTCAAGCATGTTTCCGCGTTGGGTAACAACGCCGTAAAGTGGCATCACCGCAATGCCAGATCCGGATTTGCCACGTGCTTCTGTTTTTCGGGTTTCCCGTGCACGGCGATCTTGCTTGATTTGTTGGTTGACCTCGGAAGAGGCTGTCGAGTCGCCCACCCAGCGAGAGAGTACGTTGGTGATTGCGTGCAGTCGCTCAGGCATTAAGGCCCATGGCGTGGACAAAAACTCTGCCACTAAAAGTTGATGATTCATGAAAGTCCTGTGCGGTCAGACTCGGGGTTGATGTTCTCAGGTTCGTCTTCTGAGGGTTGAGGCGATTCGTGGCCATCAGTTGCAGCATGCTCTTCAACCATGTTCAAGGGCCGCAGCGGTTCGTCTAGTCCGTCAATCGGGTTGAGGTTTTCAGACACTCGGGCTTCATTTCGCGTGAGCCAGCCATTTTGGATGCCGCTCTGGTAGTAGGTTGATCGGCTGGTGGCATCGCCTCGCATCAGATTGGCGAAGTTGAATTCAGCCTCAACCTCGTCATCATCAAGCAACAACGCCGAGGCAATGGATGCTTCCCATCGCTCAGCCCATGGCGTCATGGTGTGCATGACAAACTCAAGGCTTTGCTGTTCGATGTTGGAAAATGTTGCCCGCTCAAGATCGGCAATCATGTGAGGCGGTACCCGGAACAAGCGGGCGATATCAGTAATTTGGAATTTGCGCAGTTCAAGGAACTGGGCATCGCGGTTTGTGACCCCGACCTCATGAAATTTCATGCCGTTCTCGAGAACCAGAACCTTGCCGCGGTTCGCACCCGATTGCGCAGCTTGGTATGACTCCCGAAATACCCGTTTGGCTTCACTGTCCTTAAATGAGCCTGGAAACTCAATCCAGCCGCCAGTTGGCTTTGCATCATTGGTAAAGAACCTGGCGCCGTAATCTTGCGCGGCCAATGCCATGCCAAGGCTTTCCCGTGCCAGATCGATCGGGCTCAGCCCCAGCAGACCATCTGAAGAGAGCCCTCTGAGATGCCAGATTGATTCTCGTGGAAAGACGCTTTCTTGACCAAATCGGTCAGTCACACGGTAGCGGTAGTCACCTGATGGCAGCACATCAATTCGGATACGGTCGGGGTGGATTGGCAACAGCTCGTCAATTTCCCCCCTGGCATTGGTGACGATCTGGCAGTAGGCATTGCCTCGAAGTACAAGGTGACCCTGCAGCATCTCACGCCACTCAAACGGATTTTGAAACCGGTTTGGATGTTTTGCCAGCAGTCGGTAGAGCCAATGACTGGTGTCCTTATCTTTGCCACCGTCCGATCGCTGTCGATAGACGGTAATGGGCAATGAGGCCATGGTTTCCGACAAAATCCGAACGCAGGCATAGACGGCTGCCAGACGCATGGCATGGTCAGCTGATACTTTCATGCCGCTCGATGTGCGCATGGCAACCGGCTCATACCAGAAGTCACCGGCAGGGGAACGATCATCAGAGGAAGCCCTGAACCGGCCAAAGAAACTCAGTAGTCCCATTGGCTAGACCATCACCAATTCGTAGTCAGCATTCAGGACCAATGAGTCACTGGGCTTGATTGCGCGTGAGAGTGCCATGATCAGTGCCACGATTCCATCGATTTTGTTCTCGGCGCGTTCCTTGCGCGGGTAGATGTTGTCCTTGATGTCCAGATGAGCAACCACGTTGCTGGCCATCCAAGTGAGGACGGGATCGCCATCGTGTACCAGCTTGCGCTGCAAGACCAAGGCCTCTAGTGTTTTCATCGGCTCGCTGAAATTCAGTACGGTGGGCCTGACTTCAATCATCGGTAGTCCTTCAGCCAACATGCGCGTCGACAGCTGTGTTGCTTGAAAGGGATCAAAGGCAATCCCTTGCACGTCAAAAGCGTTACCCAGTTCAAGCAGGTCTGCCTCAATCCAGGAAAAGTCGATCACGTTGCCCGGTGTTACTGTTAACCGACCAGATCGCATCCAGCCGGGGTATTGGCTATTGCCTGACACTTGAACGGTTTCCTCTGGCAGGTAGTACTTGCCGAACACTGCGTAAGAACCGAGCCGGTCTGGATGTTCGAACACGAGGACTAGTGCAGCGATGTCGGTCTTGCTCGCCAGGTCCAGGCCAGCCCAGCAGCGACGACCGGCAAATTGTGAAATCTGCAGGCCAGAGTCTGCACAGCCATCCCATGCCCGCATGTCCATCCAGGCGGTATCTGCGTTGACCCACTCATTTAGGTGCTTTGTCTTGAAGTTGTTGACCGCGCTCGGCAACTGCATGGCCTTGGCTTGCAGCGGACCGAGCACCTCGGCTCGGACCGAGATACCCCAATTGGGGTTGGCCTTAATCAGCGCTTGCTCAGAGGTCCAGTCATCGTCATCATCCAATCCATAGATGATTCCAAACTGGCTGTGATCCTCAAGCACGCCATCTAGCAACTTCGATACAAACGTGCGAACTTCGTAACAAATGCCAGCCCGGTTGCTGCCAGCTGTGGTGATGACCCAAAGCAAGGAGTTGTCGCGCTTGCCTGTGCCGGTTTCCACTACGTCGTAGACGGTGCGTGTCTTGTGCGCATGCAACTCGTCAATACAGCCAAAGTGAATGTTTAGGCCGTCTAGTGTGGAACCTTCAGCCGACAATGCTTCGAACTTTGAACCCGTGGCCAGGATGTGCATGTTGTGCGCACCGACGGTGACCGAAAAACGATTTCGAAAGCCAGCGCAGCGGCGAGCCATGCTTTGGGCATCCCCAAAGACAATACGAGCCTGATCCCTTGTTGTGGCAAGCGAATACACCTCTGCGCCACCCTCGCGGTCGGCCGCTAGCATGTAAAGTGCCACGCCCGATGACAGTGTTGACTTAGCATTTCCACGTGGCACCTCTATGTAGGAGCGGCGAAACCGACGTTTACCATCACTTTTCACCCAGCCGAACACGGTGGACAGGATGAAAACCTGCCATGGTTCTAGCTCTATGGGTTCACCGGCCAACGGACCTTTGACATGGGGCAGGCGTTCCAAGAACGCACAGAGGTTATCTGCCGGGCGAAAGGTTCGACCGTTTTTGTCCTGTAGCTTTGGGTTAAAGCGGTAAGGACTAGTTTTTCCCTTAAAGCGGGTTAGGTCATTCAATTGCCGCAGGCAAGCTTGCTTGACCCACTTGCATGCCAGGATCTCGCCCTCGA